TCACTTTTACCTTGCCATTCTTTAATCTTCTTAATTGCTTCGTCCTCCACTTTTATTAAATAATCATTGATTTCATTTGCAGTTCTTGTATCAAATACACCGTCACCATTATCATCTGTAAACAATAACCATGTTTTAAAGTCTCTATTTAATTCTCTTTCTAAGTCCAACATAAAAGGTGTAGGGTCTTCGTCTTTTTCAAAAACTTCCCATACTTGTTGTAAAGAATCGTAAGAAGGGTTTATTTGTTTTCTTAGTCTTTGTATTATTGTATTCAATTCTGCCTGACTACCTTCTGTCTGACCTTTTCTACTGGACTCTATCTGACTAACAATTTTAGTTTTTATCTTATCTTCTTCGTCTGTAAGTGGTCCTAAAGAATTTAATAAAATTCCTAATTGTTTAGTTGCTTCTACAGGTCTTCCTATATATGTACCTTCAGTAAGTGTAAAAGAAAAATCTTTTAACTTTGATATTCTTTGTGGTTGAAAAATATCAATCTTTTCATCAATCCAATCTACACTTACACCATATTTAGATCCAAATGCCCTTAGTCTTTGAATAGTGTTGTAAGGTAAATTATCTGGAATACCATCCTTATTAAGATCTTCTTTCGGTCCTAGTTCTTTTATAAGTTGTAGCAAACCAATTTCTGCTTCTTCCTGTTTATTCTTATTATTTATTTCATCAATCGCATCTTTATCTTTTATATGTTTAATTGTTTGTTTGTGCATTTCTGATAGAAACTTAGGATGTGTTTCAAATATGCTTGCTCCATTAGGACCATATTTAATACCTCTCATCATTTCTAAAACATTATTAGATCCATCCATACCATCAAGTGTATAAGCTTCATCTCTTAAACTAAGTGAATAATTTAATAAGGAATCAAAAAATTTAGTTTCATTATCTTGAGTAATACCTAATAAAACTTTGTTATCAATAAAAGTATTAATTTTATTTATTGCATTATCTTTATCGCCATCACGATAATTTCCATAAGCACTTGTAATAACTGCAAAAGATTGTTTTTTTAATTTATTAAATTTATAAGTATTATGATTTTTAATATGTTCTGTAACTATTTTTTGTGTAATTTCACTTTGTTTAGGATAGAAATTATCAATTACATAATCTTCTTTTATACCGCTAGTTAGATTTCCAGCTACTGTGCTTGTTTCTAATAAAAAGTCTTGAAACTGTGGTGAATTAACAGGAAAATGTGTTATCGGTACTTGTATCTCTTTATTATCTTCTGTTGTTATTGTATATTTTTTGTTGTTATATAAACCTAAAATTTTATTAGAAAAGTCATCTGATACTAATTGACTTTTAACTTTGTCATATTCATCATCTGCAAAAATACTTCCACCTATTAATTGATTAGCTACTGCATTACCATCACTATTACGAATATCTTTAGTAACATTTTTAAACCCAAGTTTTGATTCTTCTAAAGCTATTTTTGCACCTTTTCTTCTTTCTTCTTCAACTGCCTGTTCCATTCTTGTAGCAACAAATTTTTGCAAGTTAGGATTAATAGTCTTTAAAGCAGATGCAAGTTCTTGTAATCCTGTCTTTGGTTGAACACTAGGGGGTGCTACAAAAGTATCTACAGGACTTGCAGAAGATGTAAAAGCTGTACTTTGAAAACTGTTAGTCATAATGCTGCAAGTTGACCGTAGGTTGATAAGCCCTGAGTGGCTACATTAAGTAAGGTGCTACCTAATGAAGGGATTTGGTTATAAGCTTGGTTAATATTACTTTGTAATTGATTACGTCTGTTATCTCTAGTTGCAATAAGACCTTTAACATCTCTACCATATTGTCGTGTTGCTGATTCCATTGTTTGATTAATAGATTCTCTGAAATTTGCTGCCTGTCTTTCTTGATCAGCAAGCAATACATCTATAGTAAGACCTGCACGTTCTGAAGCAATGATTGCTCCTTTTTGTTGTAAAGCTCTTATATTTGCTGCAAACTTTTCTTGTGATTTTGATGCTTTTGTTTCTTTTAATTTTTCTGCCAAACCATCTTGCATATTTCTAAAGGCATCTTCTGCTGATTGGTTTGCTATCAATGATGATTTATATACTTCATTTGCAGCTTGTCTAGCTGCCTGTTGTTCTAATAAACCAGTAGCAAGGTTAATACCTAGTGAAGCAAGAAAAGGATTGGTTGCAGCACCAAGACCAAATAAACCTCCAGCAGCTGCTGGTGCTGCGTATGAAACTGCTGGTGCTGCTGCAAGTAAACTAGAACCTAATGCAGCAGAACCTAATCCAGTTGCAGCACCAAATCCAAGAGTAGCTGGAATCGCTGAACTAGCTAAAGCTGCTGGTGCAAATGCTGCTGCCGAAGCACCGCCAACACTTGCTAAACCAACACCAGTACCTAAACCTCCAGCAACAGCAGGTGCAGCAAAAACACACATCTAGGCTATCCTCAAAAATTCGTAGAATGGTTTACCTTGGATTCCATACTTTTCGTGATAATTAATAAAGGTAAAACCAAGAGACTTTAACCACTTGATAGCAGAATCATTCTCTGCATATACAAAATTATAAAGTATATCGTAAGATTTCAATAAACTTTCTACCCATTCTCGTCCTTTTCTTATTAGTTGTATTTTATATTTCTTATTTTCAAACAACTTATCAGTAGCAACCATCCATATAACACCACCATGAACAACACCACAAAGTCCTATGGGTTGATCATTATCATCAGCTATAGCCATGTTTACTTTGCTACAGATATAAGTAAATTGAAGGGCTTGTTGTGGTTCTTGTCCTGTTTGATATAAAGCTTCTAACCTATCCACTTCTCTCATGTTGTCAGCCACATATCTAAGATCTTGTAAACTAGCTTTTCTTAAATGTCCCATTAGACTCTCCTACTCCTCATATGGAACATAGCTTCATATTCAGCACTTGATAGTTGAGTAGGCAAGAACGTGTCATTTTTTACATCTATATTAACTCTATCTGCTCTAGACATAATTGGCACTCTAAATGTACCTGTCTCTAAATTAATCTGTCCGATAGAACTAGAAGCTGATCCTAGTAAACGACCTGTAAATTTATGGGTAGATGTATCTCTATTTTCTGGTGTTACTTCCACCTTAAAAAATCCAGAGTCTTCAAACTTAATATAAAAATGATGCAGTTGTAATCGACCACTTATAAATTCACTTCCACTTTGTCCACTACCACCAGCAGTAAGTCTTTGTGAACTAAACCTATAGTGCATTTCGTAAGGCTCACCAATAATAAATTTACTATTTCTAAAATCTCCTGTAGCAGTAATGGTAGATGTAGAACCATTAGATGTATTTGTTGTAGTTAAGACCTGTCCTGGTTTTAGTGTTTTGGTATTACCCTGTGCATCAACAAATGTACTTGTCTCTCCATCAGCAAGGTATCTACCAACCACATTCATGTCTGCTCTTAATCTATAAGGAACTGTAAATGTAGTTAGACCAGTACCAGAGCTATAAGCTGTTGAGACACCTGTAGTTGCTTCTGTGACCTTATGGTCTAGATGGAATTGAAAGTCTGCATTAGCTTCAGTAAAGTCTGTCTCAAAAGGTATCTTCTCCAGTGTTACCTTATTAGCTTCTTCTACTACTGCAAATAAATCAGTACCAATAAAATCTACATTTTTAAAAGATCTGTTGCTATTGATGGTAAAAGTAAACCAACTGTTTAATATTTTTTGACCTTGATTACCATATAACCATCTGTTGATATACAACTTGTTTGTATTATCACTACCTAATAAAACCAATACATCTTGGTTGTTAGATACTGCCATTTTAAAAACATTACTTGGTATCAGTTTTGGTACATGGATAGTAATGTTAGCTGCATCTCTTATTTCATCTCCCTGTGTTATATATTCTCTGATACCTGCAAAAGATCCTTTTTTAGTTAAGAAATAAATAGAAGTACCAGAACCTACAGGTTGTGCATCATCACTACTTTCAAACTCTGTTGCCACTATGACGTTAGCTGTTTTTGGAGTAAGGTTATCTGCTGAACTGGCTAATACAAACTGCGTCTGTTCTGAGAACAAGATCAACTGTTCTCCCATAGTCACTGCGTGTTTAAGAATAGCAACTTTGGTATGAGAAGCAGCTACATCTATCGGTTCACTATCTATAACTGATATAACAGTTTCTGGAAAGAAATTAAAAAACTCAGACACACTAGAAAGAATTACATTATCACCTGCTAAAAATCCAAGTCGGTTTCTGAAGAAAAAGACGTTGTTAATTTTTCTACCAATAAAAGATGGGTTAGGTGCTGATGCTAAATCACCTACGGTTCTTTCTCCCCACTTAGGTAACGTATAGTCAACACTAGATATGGTGTATGTATCACCATCAACCTTTGCAAACCTAAAATTACCATCAGCCTGTCTTACTAAGACATGAGGCATAGTTGCATAATCAAATTTAAAAGTAATACCAGGTGCTATTGTTTCTTCCCACTGCCCTTCTTCAAAAGCACCACCATTATTAGTAACAAATTTAACGTAGTAATTATCAAAGTTACTATCCTCATCTCCCTTAACTTCTACTACATAACCATCAGGTGACACAGTTGGTAGGTCAGTAAACCTTTGTACTGTATCTTTTACTATGGTCATTTTGGTATCACCCTGAGTATCAGTACCATCTATAGAAAAATTAGAATTATCATTTTTTCTGATGTATAAGACAGGACCATTACGAGCAATGGTAAAACCACTTAATGCAGAATCTAAACTGTTTTTTAAATTAGTTGCAACTGTATCTGTGCTTAGTGGGTCATCTCCTGTGGTGTCATCACTAACTGTATTACCATCAACCGTAACTGAATAAGTTGTTTTAGATGTTGCCTGATTTATAAATACTATTGCCTTAGTTCCTGTACCACCACTAGCAGTAGAATCCATTGCTGCTGTAATGCTTGTATTAACAACAAAGGTATAGTCTGCAATAGTTACAGTCTTAATAACGCTTCTAGGGTCTGATGTATTTAGATATGCTGTACCGTCAGGTTTGTTTACAGTCTTTTCATTACCTGCTAAATCATAAACTTTTACATTACCATTGCTGAATATAACTACATACTGTTCTGTTGGATCTCTATTAATAGTTTGTATATGAACATTACCTAAAGAAGAACTGCTTAAAGCAGTTATATATCGCAGACCAGATCTTTTTACTAAACCTATAACTGGATTAGAGTCAGCATTATCTTGTATATCAGCATGATCAGCTTGTTTTGTTGAGTCTGAAGACTGAGATATACCTCTCAATAAAGTTGGTATAGCTCTAGATATAACACCCATAGTTACCTAATTAATGCTCTTGAAGGATTGTAAGTATCGAAGACACTTGTAAGGCTAGGATCACCTCTCAACAGGTTATGATCCGCATTACTAAGGTCTGTTTCCATCAGTATAGCTCTAGCCCTAGTTTCGTCTTGTTGTGTATAAGTCCTAAGACCATCATCACTAACTAATCTATCAACAAAAATACGAGCAGCTTTAATTGTTATATACCTTCTTGCAGGTTCTGGTATTTCTTCAAAGGTTCTAAAATAAACAACTGTACATATTAAATCTTTCGCAAAATCATACTTATTATTTAGTCTGTCATACAGCTTTAAACCACGCTGTATTGCATCAATATCTGTGTGGTGATGAATGTTAGGGTCAACTCTTAAAACGTCTATAGAAAGGGCTACATGATTAGATCCATCTCTTGTAAGAGTGACATCTATCTCTGTATTAAAACTCCACCCCTCTGATTGGACTTCTTTGTTTACTTCTGTAAGAGTTGATTGTGCTAAACGAGCATCTACAGGCAATGTACCTGTAAGACTATTTATAGGTGCTTCTCCTATAGCAGCCAACATAATGTTGATGCTTTCTAGTTCTGTTGTAGCTGCTGTTGTCATTATGCTGTAGCAGTCCTAGCTGCATCTTTAAAGTTTTGTGATGTTGGTCTACCTTTCTCTCCAGGCTTTCTCATCTTTTCACCAGATCCTTTTGCTATTCTTTTACGTTTAGCATGGATGTTGGCATATAAGCCTTTACTTTTTTTTTTAGGT